GATGTCCACCGCCTACAACAGCGTGTCCGTAGGTAACGACCATCCCGATATGGTTCTCACCACCCAGACCCTGTTCGAGAAGTATGAGGCTCTTCTGCAGCCGCAGTTGCGTTACACCGACACCAAGACGGCAGATGCTGGATTCCAGAACTTGCTGTTCAAGGCTGCTCCCGTGACGTACGATGCGCACTGCACCTCGGGTGTCGTCTACTTCCTGAACAGCAAGTACCTTACGCTTGTTGGTCACTCGGGCAAGTGGTTCTCGCAGACCGAGTTCGTGCGTCCCGAAAACTTGGATGCCCGTTACGCACTCATTATGTGCTACGGTAACTTGACCTGTCGCAACCGTGCGAAGCAAGGCAAGTTGACGGCTAAGACTGCCTGACCAATTGTTTAGCGGGGGGACCGCCAACGCCACATTGGTGGTTCCCCCGCAACAGCAATAACGATAACAACCAAATCATTTAGGAGAATAAAAATGGCTCGTCAACCTATTTCTGGTGGAAAGAAGAAGAGTGTCGGTGGCTATCAGGCTGCCGCTGAACGTCAGATGATTGGCACGTATGCTCGTACCGTTGCTGGCAATAGCCGCAACGCCAATACTGCAAAGCGTGTTTCTGATGCTAGTTTCAAGAAGTTTGGTGACTATCTCGCCGCTACTGACATCAATGGTCGTGGACGTTCGGTCGAGTCCGCTCGCCGCAAGAAGCAACTCGACAGTTATGTCAAGGCTGCTGGTGCTGCTGGTGTCGCTTCTGGCTATGGTACGACTGGAAAGACCCCTAGCACTCGTGCAGGTTCTCAGACCCGTCGTTACACCCCTTACACCAGCAAGAAGAGCCTTCCCAAGACGAAGTAATTAGACGAACGATTCACCATTAGTATGAGTGAATCTAAGTCTATTCCAGCACACGCACTTTATGGTGCGCCTGTGGGTAATTATCGTTTGAGTGCGGTAGCAGGGGCAGCCTTAGCGGCTGCCTCTGCGCCGTATGTTGGGCGTGGTAACAAGTGTTCTGCCAATGAGGATACTTGTGAGGGTATGCGAGCCAAGGGTACAGAATTGTGTATGGGGCATTTGCGTTCCTCGAAGCGTGTTTCTGTAGAAACTAAGGGGGAGTCGGATGGCGCAAGCACGAATGACACGATCTGACATCCTCACGGCTGTCCGTGGAATCATTGAGATGGATAGTTCCGACGTGTCGGATGCTATCCTAAGTTTGTATTTACGTGACGGCTATAATCGTATTATCGATTTAGAGCGTCGATGGAACTTCCTTGAAGTTTCTTTTACGTTGAATACCACAATAGACCAGCAGGCGTATACGATCAACGATTTTACTGGTGATGATATTCGTGAGGTTGTTTCTATTGTTGATCCTGACAACGCACGTCTTTCTTATATTGCGTATGATGTAGCAGAAGAACAGTTCCTTGGACCCAACCCTGTGTTGGGTCAGCCTTTGTTCTATTCGATGTGGGCGGACCAGATTCATCTGTTCCCCACTCCTGTTGATGCGGTTGAATTGACGGTGCGTGGCTATCGTACGCCCAATGATTGGGTGACGGATGATACGGTCGTGGACGGACCTGATGCGTTTGATATTCCGCTAGTTTACTATGTGGTGTCTAGAGTTTATTTGGCGCAGGAAGAGGTTGGTACTGCTTCGCAGTTCGAGCGTTCTTTTGCTGAGGCTATCGCTTTGGCTAGAAAGGATTTGACTAGACCGCCTAGTGCCGCTCCTACGGTGTTTGCTGGTGGTCCTAGGATGCGTCGTTGGAAGGGTACGGATTGGACTAGTTTGCCGTGATAAACTCTATTCGTGTAGATGATTTCACGGGCGGTTTGAATCTTGATGCCAACGTGTTTCGTGTTGGAAAGAATCAGACTGGTGACCTATTGAATGTTGATTTGAATCCTAAGGGTGGTATTTCTTCTCGTTGGGGTTTTGCTCGAATCAACTCTACTGCGATAAACGGGTTTTCTGCTGGATCGTTTTATCCGAATAAGTTGTGGGCTTGGAATGCGCCCACACGCTATTTGTTGATGTCAGCAAATGATGGTGTTTATCATTCGACTGGTAGTAACTTTACTAGTTTGTCTTTGACGACGAATAATGAGTTTGGTGCTAGTTATGCTTCGTGGGATACTACGTCCACGAGTCTTGTTTATATTGCTCGTGGTGCTAACTATCAGATGACAAAGTGGAATGGTACTACCACCACGAACCTTACGGCTAGTGGTGGTGTTGCTGGTGTTACTGAGTGGCAGGATGATTTGACTAGTCCTACTGGTACTCACGCCCCAAAGTCGGAGCATACGACGACGCACGTGAATCGTTTGTGGGTGGCGGGGACAACGGAGGGTGCTAGCACGTATCCTAATCGTGTGCGTTTCAGTCATCCGTTGTTTCCTGAGTCTTGGCGGCAGGATGATTATATCGATATCCCTGCTGGTGGTTCGAAGATCACTGCCATTGTTCCTTATTCTGGTCATCTCGTGGTATTCAAGGAGCAGTCTGTTTGGGCGATCTTTGGCTACAGTGAGGATACTTTTCAGTTGGTTGAGGTGACAGATAAGGTTGGTACTGTTTCTCAGTCCACTGTTGCGTCTGGTGATAACGGATTGTATTTTTATTCAAACTCGGATGGCGTGTATTTTTATACAGGTCAAGGCATCAAAGATATTTTCGCTGATCTTCGTCCTTTGAATATTGGTTCTGAAGTGAACGATCAGGCTAAAGATGCCATTAGTTTGGGTTATGCAAATGGTCGTGTCTATCTGAGTTTGCCTAGTGGTAATGATGTGGTGGATATTCCTACTTATGATTCTACTGTTGAGCAGTATGATTCTTCGACACGCAAGTATGATGGTGGTACTCGTGCGACTCGTCCCACTATTTCGTTTGTGTATGATCGTTCTGTTGGTTCTGGTGCGTGGACGGCATATAAGACTGCGGATGGTTTCGGTATCATTTCACCAATCAATTTTGTAAATAGTTCTGGGCAGGCAAAGTATTTGGCTGCCCATCCTTATCAGCCGTATGTGCTTTCGATCGATGAACGCACTAATGGGGATCAGGATAATATCACTGGTACTAGTGTTAGTTTTGAGTCGTATTATGTGACGAACTGGCAGGATGCTGGGAATGTGTCCTCGAAGAAGATGTGGCGACGACCTGAGATTGTGACACGTTATAACACTAGTTCTTCGTCTATTAGTTTTGATGTGTATCACGATTGGGTTTCTACAGAAACTCCCGTGAAATCGTTTACGATTTCGCAGGAGGCTGGTTCTAGTTCTGGTGGATGGCAGTCTTGGCTTGATCCTGATTTTGGTGCGAAGCATTCTACTGGTGATGCTTTGGGTTTGGCTCGGTCTGTGCAGTTGCGCATTGAGGGTGTGTCTGGTGGTTGGGCTGTGTATTCGATTGTTTATAAGTATAATCCTCGTAAGGCTAGGGTCTGATTATGCCTAGGAGAACTTGGACTACTCCGATGATTACTTCATTTGGTGGAAATGATTATCGTCCTGTGACGAATGGTTTCCAGTCTTTGACGGAGTATTTGCGTGGACATATTGGCTTCTGGGGGTATTTTAGTGGGACTACAGATTCGAACGGTTATTTGACTGTGACTCATAATTGTGGTTTTGAACCTGATGCGGTTATGGTAACGCAGTCTGAGAATGGTACTAGTCATAACCAGTTGGGTCCTCATTATGTTGAGGAATTGACTAGTGAGATTCTTACGATTGGTTTTGCTGCTAGGTCGGGTAATGCTTCCGCAGGTCACACCCATTCTGGGTGGTATTTGATTCTGCCGAAAGTGAAAGAACGATAGGACTATTAGTGATGGCTGAGTTTACTGACCCTTTTCAAGTTTTGGATACCGCACAGGCTCGCCGTAAACGCCTGCTCGAACAACAGTCCATCCTAGCCCAAATGGGGCAATCTCAGCGTGGTTATGCCACCCGTTACGCCGACCTCCTAAAGCAATATCAACAGGGAATGTCGCCCCGAGTTTCCGCATACGCTCAACGTGGCTTAGGTTCTAGCGGTATTTTCCAGCGGGCTATGAAAGAATACGCCGCCAACCAGCAGCAACAACTTGGCAATCTTGCTATGAGTCAGGCAAGCGAACAGGACGCTTTGCGACTGCAGGAACAGCAGTCTGCACAGGAACTGCAAGATTTCCTTGATCGTCAGGCTATCAAGAAACAACAGGCTATCGCCGAGGCTGCTGCTTCCCTAAAGGATTGGCAGCCGTTTACTGGACTTTATTCTTAGGAGATTACGATGGCTACTATGCAACCCAATTTGACAGCAGATCAGATGGAAAGACTTCGTGTCAAATATCCTGCACCTACATCGACTGGTGTTTCTGCTCCCCGTTACGGGCAGGGGAATGTTACTGGTACTGCGCAACAGAACACTGGAACAAACTTTTACACTAATGCACAAGGTCAGCCTAGTTACTTTGGTTTGAATACGTGGGAGCAGTTGGGTCAGCAAGACCCCGCTAAACTTGGTCAGTCTCTTGCGGATCAGATTCAGCAGGGTGGAGCCGCTGGTAGTGGCGGTGACAATGCTTATACACGTGCGATTCGTATGCTTCAGCAACGTCTTTCTAGCGGTGGTTATGGTGGCTCGTTTGACCGTTTGTCCACGCTTCTTGGTTCAACTGCCGACACGGCAGGTGGGCGCATCAATGCTGCTACTGAGGCGGCATTGCAATCGCTTCGAGGAGTGGACCCGA